GGGATAGACCTTTCCCTGGTGCTTCTGGTGTAACCCACCCTATGCTCGCCGAATCCGTAACCCAGTTCCAAGCGCAGGCATTTAAGGAACTACTTCCTAGTAAGGGACCAGTCAAAACAAGGGTAATGGGGAACGAAACACCTGAAACTGAGGAGCAAGCTAGAAGGGTAGAAGAATTCATGAATTACCAAATAACTACGGTAATGGACGAATATACCCCTGAAATGGACCAATTATTGTTCTATTTACCGTTAGCGGGTACAGCGTTTAAGAAGGTTTACTACGATGCAAGCAAACAAAGAGCAGTTAGCACCTTCGTCCCCGTAGAAGATCTAGTGGTTCCATACACCGCTAGTGATCTAGAAACATGCGAAAGAATTACACACGTAGTTAAGATGTCTTACAACGAAGTGCGCGCACAACAATTAGCGGGCTTCTACAGAGATATACCACTACAACCGTCTGAAACCAATGTCAGTAATGAAGCAAGTGACAAGGAAGATGAACTAGAGGGAATTAGCCCAACAAACAATGACATGATGTATGAACTATTGGAATGCCACGTTTCAATGGACATACCCGGATTTGAAGATCAAGACGGTTTCCACTTACCTTATATCATTACTATTGATAGAGCCTCTAATGCGGTTCTGTCTATCAGAAGGAACTTCAACCCTGAAGATCCACTGAAAGGTAAGACACAATACTTTGTTCACTACAAGTTTCTCCCTGGCCTCGGCTTCTATGGCTTCGGTTTGATCCACATGATCGGCGGGCTGTCTCGAACCGCCACTGGAGCACTGAGACAATTAATAGATGCTGGTACCCTCGCAAATCTCCCTGCTGGGTTTAAGGCCAGGGGTCTACGAATCAGAGATGATGAGACTCCACTAGAGCCGGGTGAATTTAGAGATGTGGATGCACCGGGTGGAGCGCTAAGAGATTCATTAGTACCGTTGCCATACAAAGAACCGTCGGCGACATTAATGCAACTATTAGGATTTTGCGTAGAGGCAGGACAGAGATTCGCATCCATTACTAATCTACAAGTGGGTGAAGGCAATCAAGAAATGCCTGTAGGAACAACCATGGCATTACTTGAGCAAGGCACAAGAGTCATGTCTGCCGTTCACAAAAGATTGCACTACGCACAAAAAACAGAATTCAAAATATTAGCTAGACTCTTTGCGGAGTACCTACCCCCCGTCTATCCATACCAAGTAATTGGAGGAGACCAAGCTATTAAACAAACTGACTTTGATAACAGAGTGGATGTTATCCCTGTCAGTGATCCTAACTTCTTCTCTATGAGTCAGAGAATTACGTTGGCGCAACAAGAATTACAATTGGTACAAAGTAATCCTGAGATTCACAACATTAAAGAATCCTACAGAAGAATGTATCAAGCACTAGGAACAGAAAATATTGAAGCACTATTCGCCCCGGATCCTCCACCTCCCGCCCCAATGGATCCAGCAAGTGAGAATAGTGCTGCCCTCATGGGAATGCCTCTTGTGGCTTTCCCTGACCAAGCACATCAAATACATATAGAAGTGCATTTATCCTTTTTAGAAACTGGCATAGGCCTAAGCAACCCAGCTACGCTTCCTATTATGGTGTCGCATATTTTTGAGCACGTATCATTAGAAGCACAAAATCAAGCGGACCTAGAAATGCCAGATCAACAACCACCTATGCAACAGATACCACAAATGCAACAAGGAGGTATGATGCAACCCCCTCCACCTAACCCAGCTAAAGAGGCTTTGAAGGCACAACTTGAACTAGATATAATTGAAAAAATTCTACCTAGATTAGAAAAAATCATGACTCCTCCTGATGACGGTGTTGTAGCTCTAAAACAACAAGAGTTACAAATACGTGCAAAAGAAAATGAAGATGATAAGATGATCGCAGAGAAAAAGATTGACCTTGATAAAGCCAAGCTTAAACAGAAAGATCAATCGGAAGAAGAGAAGTTAAAATCACAAGAAGATATAGCAGCTATGAAAGTTGGAGCCGAAAGAGAAAGAATTAGACAAGAGAAAAAGTCGGGGAGTAAAGACTAATGCGTAGACTCGGTGGGATACCTAACACAAGACAATTCAGAGAACTTATAAGAGAAGAAGCACTTCCGTCACCTAGACTTGCAAAAGCTCCTATTTTACCTATTGCACCAATGGCACCTGTAAGTATGGCAAAGTTTCCTACGAGTCCAGTTGCACCAATAGCACCTAACGCAGTTGCACAAAGCGCGATGGCTAATTTACCTGTAGAAATGCAAACGATTTTGATGCCTGATCCTGTGTCACCCATTGCACAGTCAGGCATCTCTGATATGGATACAGATATAGACAGAGAAATTGAAAAAGCACTGGCTAGTGTTATGGCTAGAGAAGGCGAAATGCAAATGATGCAAGATCCTGTAACCGTTGCTGTTGAAACAGCCGTGGGCAATGGTCAACCGACCATGGACAATGCTATATTGGATATAAACAGACTTGGTGAACAACTTCCACTAGGAACTGATAATGGAATAGATATATCTAAATTTTTAGGCAGTAGAGAAGAAAATTTAGAGTCTTTACAGACTATGTTTGGACCACAAGTACAGTACGCAACTCCAACGACAGCAACAAACGATAGTGGAGGATTGCTTGGAAGAACACTTACCGATGAACAACCAGATTTTATGACTCAGCTAAATGATCTTATTGCACAGATGCAATTGGAACAAGTAGCAGCTGCCGAACAACAACAACAGCAAGAACAACAAAGACAAGAACGAACAGCTGAAATGACACAGAATTATTTAATAGGGCAACCAGCCGTAGGCTATAACCCTTACCAAAGTGGGCAGTACCAAAACAATCCGTATGGCGCTGCTGGAGTACCTAACATGGGCGGTATAACATCTATACCCGTCCCTGCACCTTATCAAGCACCGAGGACAATGACATAGACACACTACACTTCGCGACCGCTGTACTGCGCGCCATAGATAAAAAAGAACAGCAAATCCAAGAAATGATGACCAATGGAGAAGTAAAAGATTGGGAGCATTATAGGAATCTTACTGGGCACATCGAGGCGCTAAATCACGTTCGCGAAGACATTCGACAATTAATGAAAAATCAGGAGATGCACGATGCCTAATCCAAGCAATTTAGCCATGGAAGAAAAATGGAAAGAAGCTGAAGAAGATAAAGCGGCTTTAGAAAAAGTATATAAATCAGGGAAGAAAAAAGACGACGCTACGACGTTAGATCCTGATATGTTGAACTCAGAACTCTTGGATCAATTACCTTCACCTACAGGGTGGAGGATAATGATCCTACCGTACAAAGGCCAAGGAAAAACAGACGGAGGAATTGTACTTACAAATGAAACTGTTGAGAGACAACAAGTAAGTACCCTACTTGGCTATGTATTAAAAGTCGGACCACAAGCGTACGACGGAGAAAGATTTTCTACCGGACCTTGGTGTAAACCGGGAGACTGGGTATTGATAGGAAGATACGCAGGATCTAGGATTCACATAGAAGGCGGAGAAATAAAGTTGTTGAATGATGATGAAATCATTGCAACAGTTCCAGACCCAGAAGCAATTCTGCATCAATTTTAACCATGGAGAATGACCATGCCAAAGCATAAACTAAATATGAATGCTGCTGACGAATCAGTACCTTTAGATGATACTGGTCCAGAAGTAGACGTTGATATAGACGAAGATCCAGCTTTACCTATTGATCCCCAGCAACCTGTTAAACCTGTATTAGGTGATGAAGGTGCTGCGGAAGTAATACCTGAACCTGAATCTGAACCCGAACCCGCAGTTGCAGAAGCTGACGAACACGAAGAATACAGTAAAAATGTAAAGAAACGTATCGACAAGCTTACTGCCAAACTAAGGGAATCAGAACGAAGAGAGAAAGCAGCAACCGAATACGCAAAGAATGTACAAACCGAAAATAAAACCTTACAAGAACAAAAACAAAATATAGATGGTAATTATATTATTGCAGAAGCAAATAGAATTACTGCTGAAACCGAAGCAACAAAGAATATATTAAAAAAAGCAAACGAAGAATCAGACATCGATGCACAAACTAACGCACAACAAAAATTAGCAGCTCTTGCGGTTGAGGCTCAACGTGTACAAGCTTTAAACCAAGAGCGTTCTGCAAAGACAGAACAAATTCATACACCACAGGATTTACCAAAGGAAGTTACTGCGCAACCTCAACAATATTCAGAGCCAGATCCTAAAGCCCAAGAGTGGGCTGAAGAAAATTCTTGGTTCGGAAATGATAGGGCTATGACAATGACTTCTTTTGTTTTTCATCAAGATTTACTTAACGAAGGGTTTGACCCAACGAGCAATGAGTATTATGATGAGATAAATAAAAGGATTCGTACGGAATTTCCTCATAAATTTGAGGAACAACCACAAGCGAACCGTCCCGCCCAAGCGGTGGCACCAGCAAAGCGAAGTGCTAAGCCGGGGCGCAAAACTGTGAGACTCACACCCTCACAAGTTGCAATAGCAAATAAATTGGGTGTGCCTTTAGAAGAGTACGCGAAATACGTTGAATAACGTGGAGCAATGTAAAAATGACTGATAAAAATAAAAAAAGTGACGAAAATCGTCAACCACGCGAAGCCCAAACTCGCGACAAACAAGAAGTGAGAAAACCTTGGGCACCCCCGTCTGCTTTGGATGCACCTAATCCCCCAGAAGGTTACATTCATCGTTGGGTAAGAATGGAAATCAGAGGCCAAGATGATTCAAAAAACGTCATGGCTAGACTTCGTGAAGGTTGGGAGCCTGTGAGAGCAGATGAATACCCAAACTTCGATTCTCCCACTGTTGATGAAGGTAAGTTTGAAGGAGTAATAGGCGTTGGTGGATTGATCCTATGTAGGATTCCTCTCGAAACTGTACAGGAGAGAGCTGACTATTTTGCGAAAAAAACGCAAAGTCAGATGGATGCTGTAGATAACGATATGATGAAAGATGGTCAACACCCTAGCATGTCCATAAACAGACCAGACAGACAGTCTCGCGTAACAATTGGCGGAACTCAAGGTTCAAGTAACTAAGAGTTCTTTATATTAATTCTTGGAAATAGAGAAAAGAAATGGCAAATGTAGACAAAGCCTTTGGCTTAGCCCCTTATAAGGGACTCAATGTCGGTTCAGCCGTTCAGCAAGCAAATAAATACAATATTGATCCTAGTGGATATGGTACTTCCATATTCCAAGGTGATCTTTGTATATTTGCAGGTGGTTACATCAATAGATCAGCAGCTGGTTCTGCTAATAACGTTGGTGTTTTATCACATGTATATTACGTTGCTACTGACGGAACTCCTACCTTTAAGAATTACTATCCAGCATCTACAACGGCACTTGGTAGCGGAGCTATAGAAGCTTATATCTATGACGACCCTAACCAATTGTTTGTTGTTCAAGCGGATGGTGCTTCAGCCGTAACATGTATTGGCAGAAATGCTGACACTGACGGTATTGGTGGTAGTACAACAACTGGCGTTGCTACTCGCGAACTCGACTCTAGCACAATAGCAACTACACAAGCACTTCAACTAAAGATTGTGGGCGTAGTCCAAGATGACACTAACGGGGACCTTACAGCGGATAATGCTAACTTAGTCGTTTTGATTAATGAGCACGCTTATAGAGGTCCAGTGGCTGGTACATAAGGAGTAACTTAAATGGCAATTAGTAGAGCACAATTAGTCAAAGAATTACTTCCAGGCTTGAACGCATTGTTCGGACTTGAGTACGACAGATATGACAACGAACATGAAGAAATTT